ATTCTGTCCTAAATTTTGAGCTTCTAATAAAATAGCATTAGTTCCGAGAGAACTTAGTAAAGTTTTCTCCGCATCCGTCATGAATTTTCTTGTAGTACTTTCTTCAATCATTGATGCTGGATGAGAAGCCGGATGAGAGTAATTATTAGCTCCGGGGGCTATTACAGCAAGTTTTTCACGTTCATCATCCGTCATGAAACGATGAGTTTCATCTTCTTCAACGTCCGTCGCTGTATGTTTATGAGAACTTGCAGCATAACTACCCTTAAGCTGATAGACTGAATCGTGGTTATGATTTCCTGCAGCCTTACTATTCCAATTAGCCTTTTCTGAATCTGTGACAAAACGATGTGTAGAATCGTCCGTAATATCTGTTGCTGTATGCTTATGTGATGAAGCCGCATAACTACCTTTAGGTTGATATACAGAATCGTGGTTATGATTACCTGCAGCCTTACTGTTCCAGGTCTCTTTTTCTGTATCGGTAACAAAGCGGTGAGTACTATCAGGAGTTATATCCGTTGCTCCGTGTTTATGCGAACTCGCTGCATAACTTCCTGCTGGTTGATAGACCCCTGTATGAGTATGATTCGACGGGGATGCACCAACTTCAGAAGCTGTATAGGATGGTTTATTTGCCGCCTTCGCCCATGCTGACACGTCACTGGCGGGCATAGAAGTTGGGAAATCACTTATTTCAGACTTCTTGTGAGTATGCGCTTTTGGTACACGTGTATCACTTAGCCGGGCATCATTTCCCTCGCATACGGTTCCTTCCGCACTACCAAAATTCTTATTAAAAGCAGAGTTTTTAGTAAATGCAGGTTCGTATGTACCAGCATGATTGTGACCTGACGGAGACGCTCCGACTTCGCTTGCTGTATAGGCTGGCTTAGAAGCTGCTTTCGCCCATGCAGGTACATCGCTTGCCGGCATCGAGGTTGGGAAGTCGCTAATATCCGCTTTCTTATGCGTGTGAGCTAACGGAGTTCTTGCATTGCTTAACCGGGCGTCGTTACCCTCGCATACAGTCCCAGCACTAGTCCCAAAATCTTTATTAAAAGCTGTAAGTTTAGTGATAATCAGTTCATATCTACTATCATGGTTATGGGAGTCCAAAGCTGCTTTCAATGCCTTTCCCTGTTCTGCGGAAAGGGCCTTGGCAGTTCCACCACTTGTCAGATTATTAACAATATCAGAAATATTAAGTTTCTTTCCTAGCTCTGTTGCCATCGTCGTGGCAAAGTTAGGATCATTGTTAAGTGCGTTCGCTAACTCAATAAGTGTATCGAGAGCATCCGGGGCACCGGCAACAAGTGCATCGACAGCAGCTTTCACTTTTGCGTCAACTCCTGAAACCGCATTGTTAGCCGCCAATGCAGCAGCGTTCGCATCGTCCGTGGCTTTCTTTGCTAACCCTGTTTGTATAACAGATGCATCCTTGGCTGTATTTGCTTCATCTGTCGCTTTCTTCGCTAAGGCGGTTTGAGCTTCCGATTCAGCTTTGGCAGCATTGGCCCCTGCAGCCGCAGTAGTTGCAGCATCTTTAGCTTCATTAACACTACCAGCCGCAGTATTAGCCGCATCTGTAGCTTTCTTTGCAAGAGCCGTCTGTTCAACAGATGCGTTCTTAGCGGCATTCGCATCATCTGTTAATTGCTTGACAAGAGCAATCTGTCCGGTGGCTTCATCTGTTGCTTGTGTCATTTCCTGCACAATACCGGCATATTCTGACTTACGTTGAGACTCTGCTTCGACACGTTCAGTTTCGGCATTTACACGCTTAGCCTCATTTGATCCGCGAGTACCTTCCGCAGTTTTACGCGCATCTTCATTCTGCTTTCTCTTGTCTTCTTCGGATGATCGGGAAGTTTCAGCCGTGGCACGTTCGGTTTCAGCAGCGTTTCTCTTATCTTCTTCGGAGTCACGGTTTGTCTCCGCTGACTTGCGAGCGGTTTCGGCAGATACACGTTCAGATTCGACGGTAACACGTTCAGATTCGGCAGCCACACGCGAGGTTTCATTCGTTTCCCTTGTCGCTTCATCTGCTTTCCGCTTATCTTCGGCAGAAACACGGGTAGATTCAGCGGAAGAACGACCACTCTCCGCAGTTTTTCGTTTGTCTTCTTCCTTCACACGTTCCGATTCAGCATAAGAACGACCTGTTTCAGCGGTCTTGCGTGCATCTTCATTACTTTTACGTGTTTGTTCATCCGAGACACGTTCAGCTTCTGTATCAACACGTCCGGATTCAGCAATTACCCGTTTATCTTCAGCAGTTACGCGGGCCGCTTCTTCTGTCTTACGCGCATCTTCATTTTGCTTTCTGATATTTTCAGCAGAGGAACGTCCGGTTTCAGCCGTAACGCGTTCTGTTTCGGTAGTCTTTCTTTTATCTTCTTCGGACACACGGGAAGTTTCGGCAGATTTGCGTGCATTTTCATTAGTGATACGAACTGATTCAGCAGCTTCCCGGGCCTGCTCTTCACGGGAACGATTCGTTTCGGCTGTCTGCCTGGATTGTTCGGAAGCATTACGACGGGATTCGGCTGTTTCACGGGCTGATTCATTCTCTTCAACTGTGGCTTCTAACTGCCTCATATCGGTAGTAGCTGTTTGTGCATCACTCGTAGCCTTGAGCATATTATCTAATGCCGTCTGAATCTTCTCTAGCCCGAATTTCAAGCTCGTTTTGACACCGTTTACTATCCGGTAACCGATGGTAAAGAAGCCCTTCATGTTCTGGGCTTCATCTAATTCTGATATTTTTTTCTTTTTTACTGGCATAATACATCAATTTAAGTCAATACAAAATTCTCCATCCTCTGTTATGATAAACTCACCCGCTTCGGATGCAAGCAAGAACTCCGTTTCTCCGATCCGGAAGCTGGTAAAAACAAGTTTTAAAGTGAACTCCCACCATACACCATTATTTAGCATAAAAGTATTTGTCTGACAGGACTTGTAATAACAGGGATAGCTTTCACTCCACTCATCACAATAAAATATACGTTCCGCGTCGGAATACTCATATCCTTCATCATCAGTCTTGATTGACAGTTTTGTGAGATCATAGAGTAGGGCATTGCGATTTCGCCAGAACGCTTCAATTGTCCCGGCCCGCATCAGGCATTTGAGAGATACTTCTTTGGTTTGGAATTTCACAACTTCACCGTCATAGATTGCTCCATCTTGACGTTTGAAATTCTGCAATAGGTTCTTTTTTACTGCCGGAGTTTTTAATATCTCGGCATTACTACCTTGCAATACGACTACGCCATAATCGGATAAGTCTTTGTCATCAATCTCGTAACCTTTAGGCATTGGAAGCTCATTTACGGGCTCCTGATATTTATAATCGACTTCTCGGGGGAAGTCGTTACTAAAAATAAATTTAGCAACTTCAAGGCCCGGATTAATAACATAGCTGCTTTGGGAAGACAGACGTAACTTATAACTCCTGCCGATTAAGGGAAAGTAAAATTCATGATAACTCAAGTCAGAAAGTATATCAATCAGTCCACCAATACCCAAACTGCCTATATATGCAAACTCAATGCTTACTTCAGCCGTATCCAATGTAGGACTAGAAAGATCAAATTCCTGTCCGTCTTCTTCCGGCCAATCATTCTTGTCCGGTTCCTTCATGGTTGGAAATGCTACCAGGTTATTATAACTTCCCTTTGTAATACATATACCCAAACTGATATAAGCATCTATTCTGTCTATTAGTAATTGCCCTTTCATCGCTTAAGTGTTATACCTTTAGTGTTAAGTGAATCAATCCCTAATTTCATAAAATACATGAATTGTCTAATATCAACAAGATTTGCTGTATACCCTTCAATGTTAGAAAGATGGGCTACGATTATATCATGTCCTCTAACCATGTCGCTCATGTTCTTGTCCATGCTGGTAAGGAATGATAATTTTTCGGCAATCTTCGCTGTATCCGACTGGATGACTTTCACACTACTGTTGATTTCGTAGGTATGTCCCTGAATGACTGTAAAGCGTCCGTTAAGTTCATCAACAGAATCTTGTGAAGCCGTTGCAAGACCCTTCTTTGAAGCTTCACGTGATGATTCAGAACCAGAGCTACCTACTATTTTCTCCCAAGCTTCGCGGTCTGATAATGCACCGTTTACAATGTTATCCCATCTATTTCTTAGATTCTTAACATCATCTTCTGTAATCCCCTCCTCCTTTTTATTAGCTTCAGCGAAAGCCTCATACCATTTGGTTAATTCATCCTCGTAGTTTTTAGCAAACATTGAAGTAAAAATAGCCTTTCTCATGTATTCTTCAAAGCTATCGGCAAAGTCCTTTGAAGAAGCATCCATATCCATAAGGGTATTCAAGAAGCTATCAAATAAGCTATCAAAGGATGTTTGGGTAAGCTGTTCATTAATAGACTTAAGAATTTCCTTTTCCGTATCTCCATATTGAATAATGTCGTCAAGATAACCCCTGAAATCACCATCCATACTTGCCCACAACCCAGAGTAATTAATCTTAATCCATTCCAACTGTTCTGATGACATATCAAGCATACTCCACATACTACTGAAGTCAACACCGCCAAGGGATTTAGATATATCGCCAGCCACATCTTTCCAGTTAGTGCCGTTGTAATCATAAGAACCTTTCCACATTCGATAATTCATAGAATGACTACCAGAACTTGCACCAGCATCCAAGCGCGAACTAGCTAGTTCCCTTGTTATTTTCCTCTCGGAATTTAATAAGTCCAATGCCTCTTGTCCGGCTTTTGTCGCTTCTATTCCGTAAGATTCTTTTATATATGCCTTTTTCTTATCTAGTAGCTGATCCCAGACATCTATCAAAGTGTCATACTGCTCAACAAGTTCGTTGTAGTCGTCATAATCAGCACTTTTCATGAAACTCATATCTAGTCCAGTTATGGATTCTGTGTCCCTCGCGAAAGCGTCGGTTACAGTACTTGATATGTTTTCGATAATATCCATACCATATTGAAAAGTACCCACTTCACCTGCGGCATCTATTATAGATAAGATAGCTGAAATGATTCCACCTATTTTGGTTCCTGAAGAGCTTAGGGCATCAACAAGGGTTCCAACTGTATTTCCAATATCAGACAAACTAACATTCTCTTTACCGAGTTGCACGATGGCATTGGAGACAGCAGTAATATTACTGATTGCCTTGTCTTTAGACTTTTCTACATTTGCCTGTGCATTAGCTTGATTTTGTTCTGCTGCGTTCTTTTTCTTCTTCGCTTTCTCTATAGCAACTTCATCGCCTGATTTCAATGCCTTTTCCAACTCCTCCTGTGCCTCTTTTACTTTATATACAGTGCCTTCATATTCAGTAAGAGAGTCCGTCAATCCTCCAAAGAAACCACCTTTATCAACCAATGCTGTATTTATGTTATTCAAAGCTTCTTCTATCACTTTGATCTGTTCCGGGGTGGAGGTTTTGAACTCAGGAGACCTTTTAAATTCTTGCAACTGTTTCTTTACCTGCTGTAATTGTTTCTTGGTAACTTTACTCATATCACCAAAGATCATCCCCCAATTTATATCCTCTTTGAGCTTACTTAGATCAAGGTTTGCTAATGCTTCATCCCATTCTTTTTGAATTACCCCCTTTCCACCGAATGTTGTTTCTTTATCCATAGCAGCACGGTACTTCTTGTCTATGGCTTCTTTCTTTTGGGAGAACGTACCATATTTCAATAAATATTCATTCATGGCGTCCTCTCGTTTCTGCCATTCATCGATACCTTGTTTAGTTTTGGTGTTCTCAATCACTTCATCATACTTAGAAGTATTAACCTTAACGGTAGAATCGTTGAAGGTTTGTTTTTTATATCCCTTGATTCGTTTTGCTTTCAATTCCTCTTCAGCATCGAACTTTTCTTTCTCCGCTTGGATATAGGCACGGATATAATCTTCCTTTTGGCGTTGGAGGGCTTGGATTTCTTTCTTGTTGTTGAGTTCTCTTTGAGAATATTCTTTGAGGAAGCCGTCAGACATGGCGTCAATCTTGGATTGGGAAAGTTGAGTTTCCATGTCCTCTTGTTGGCGTTGACGCTCTAACCCTTGCTTATCGAGAAGAAGCTTGTATTTCTCTGTTTCTTTACGGAGTTTTTCAGCTTGGGTTTCTTCTTTTGTAAGTTTACTTCCGGTCAGACCACCAAGTTTTTTATATGCCTTTTCAGCCGTTTCTTCCCGTTTTTTTGCTTCTTCATATTGTTTTGAAGTGAACTTGGACTTATCTTTTTCTATCTCAGATAAAGCTTTTTTGGCTTCATCCCATTCTTTCTTGGCTTTTTCATAATCTACTTTGTAGGTGGTCTTACTCCGTGAGTCGTATTCGGATTGAAGGATAGCTATCCTATTAGCTAATTCACTCTCCGTAGTTGAGCCTTTCATTGAGCCAATTCCTACATTTAAAGAATACCGTTTATTGTTTTTTCGAGCTTGTTGGAGTCGTTTCATCTCCTCAAGTTCTGTTTTAATTTGAATATCTGTGGATTTCTTTAAATCAAGTTGCCATTGTGCTAGCTTATCAGAACGAACATCTTCCTGATACAAGTCTCTTGACGGTTTTGCGAGTTCCAATTTTCTTCTTAAAGAAGATTCTGTTTCTCCTTTGTATTTTTCAGCCAATTCGAGCTCTTCCTTAGATAGTCTTTTCTTGCGATAATAAGGATTTTCACCTAACTTCTTCCATAGTGATAACATCTTCTCATATTCTTCAATCCTCGCTGTAGAGTCACTAAGATTCTTTTTATTTGTCTCTACCTTATTTTTGGTAACTTCCTCATTATACTCTTTCCATAATCCGATAAGGTCTTTAATATGCCCTTTTTCGTCTATGTATTTTTGAAACAGAGAAGGATACTCTTTTTTTATGGCCTCTATAGCCTTCACTCTGTTCATGGAAGAGGTATATTCGTTTTGAATGGTTGCTATTAAGTTCTCTAACCTGGATTTATGTTCTTCTTCTTTCTGTAAAGAATCTGCTTTTGTCTTGTTGTATTTCTTTTGAGCCCTTTCCGCTGCAGTAGTAGAATCATGTAAAGCCCACATTGCGGTTGCTGCGCCAACAATTAAGGTTGCAGCCAAAACATAAGGATTTGCTTTCATTGCAGCATTCAAGGCTAGTTGAGCTACGGTCTGCGCTTTAGTTGCAATAGTCTGTATTCCTTTGGCGACTGCATCAGCTCGTGCAGCTACTGTCCAGCTATGAGTTAATGCAATGTTCGTGATAAGAGCGGTTTTATAAACTCCATAGGTGGCAATCATTCCTACAAGCACTTTGCCTATAGTTTCATAGTTTTCTATCAGGGAAGTAGTCAATTGAATACCAGACATAATAATACCTTCCGACTTTTGCCCCATCTCATTGAAAGCATTATCCATAGCATCTTGCATCATTGAAAGCTGACCGTTGATAGTCTTAGAGGCGTTTTCGGACATTCCAAAGAACTTGCCACCGGCAGAAGTAGCATCAATAAACGCCTGTTGTACCATTTCAGCGGAAATAGCCCCTTTAGACATTTCATCCTTGAGTATGGCAATAGTCTTTCCTGTCTTTTCGGAAATGGTTTGCAGTGGATTAAATCCGGCATTAATCATCTGGTTCAAATCCTGTCCCATAAGTTTCCCGGCCGCAGACATTTGGGAAAACGCCAATGTAAGTGAATTGAATTTTCCAGCTTCTCCCATAGAGAGATCACTAAGAGCCTTTAAGTATTTAATGGTATCTTCTGTCTGGATATTGAAACCCAGCATCATTTTTTCAGCACCTACCATATCAGTCAAAGTAAGAGGCGATATTTTTGCTAATTCTTTAATTTGGGGGATGATTTGACTAGCAACATCTTTTCCAACCATTGTTTCAATTGCTGTCTGCATAGACTGAAACTCACCACGCACTCGGATTATTTCAGAGCCTAATTTCTTCAGAGCTGCAACGCCTCCAATAACACCTAACAATTTCCCGAAAGACAGAGACATCTTTTCATTTGCGTTTACCACTGTTTCTGTTTCTTTCTGATATAGCTTTTGTTCGTCTTTTAATTTACGCACTGACAAACGAGCTTGCGCTTGTTGAGTTTGAAGTTCGAACAATGCGTTCTTTTCCTCCTGTAATGCACTTTTTGCACCTTTAAAATCAGCAAACAAAGCATTTTTCTTAGTTGTGCCTTCTCCTGCTTTTTTATATGCTTCGCCAAGTGTCCGAACATCATGTTCAATATCCTTTATCAAAACCTTCTGTTTGATGATTTTTTCAGTTAAGGTATTGACAGCCTGTGCTCCCTCATAAACCTGTTCTTTCAAGACATTACCAATATTGACATTGCCTGAAACATCGCTAAAAGTAGAGCCTAACTTGCCATTGCCAACACTCGCAATTCTCTGGCTTAATCGCTCAATATGCTTTTCAAGTCCATCAATTTGCCTTTGAAATGATGAAATACCCTGCACTTCATTAGGGAAGTTCTTCATTATTTGTTGCACACGTTCAAGACTTTTCAACGAAATCTTTTCAAATGCTGCATCAATCCTCCGCCCTTGAGTTTCAGCCGAATTTCCAAGTTCTACAAATGCCTTTTGAGACTCACGAATTTTTCGCATTACTTCTTCATTGTTGTATGTCGCATCGAAATGTAAGTTTCCCATATACTCTATTTTATTAATCAAAAATCAACAACCTTTCAAACTTGTTTCAACACAAAAACTTCAACGAAAGATTCGAGATAAAAGTAGACAAATGTGATGTAAAAAGAACTTTTCAAATAGTTTGATATGCAACAAGACAAAGATTGTTGTGAAATAATTGGGAGTAATTAGATTTCTTGGTAGTTTTGCAAGAAAAGAAGTAAGAACATGAATAAAATAACATTTCTATTACTATGTATTGCTCTGCTATGGGGTTGCTCTACAAATCATAATATTGACTCTGCTATAAAAGATATATACGGTTCAAATGTGCCATCCAAAGAAGAGGATGGGGCTTATATTTATGTCTTAAACTATCTTGAAAAAGAAAATAAACAAGACGCAGATTTAGCAAAACTAAAGGATAAAATAGATAAATACACAAATTCTTTATCCGAGAATGTAGGAAACGATGTTTCTTCTAAATCAGATGCTAATACATCTGCAACATGTAAAGACGATTGTTTAAGTGACTTCTATAAATGGGAAACTCCATCTATTCGTGTTGTGCTTATTTCACGCAAGTGTATAGACAATAACGGTAGAGACATTACAATTATAATAACCAATAAAGGGTGATTCACTCACCCCTTACACTTAAAAGCATCTGTGCTGATACAAATTAACTACTTATCTTTAACTTTGAAAGTTATTAAATCAAATAGTGCAATTCCTAAATCATATATTACTTCAAGATAATATATAAATGCAGCGATTACAAAAGAGTCAGAAACAATATTTATCACTGATTCTTCAATGATATTTTTATTCTTAAGAAAGGCGCATAAAGTTTGAATTACGAACAAGCATACCAAAACAACTATTTGCATAATTAATCCATGCTTCAATTCATTAAAAGTTGCCGTAGAATGAATATCCATCTTTTCTTTTATCCTGTTTATTTCTGAAATAATAAGGGTACTTGTAGGTATGTTAATTGCTAGAATTGTGGTAAGTAATGATATAATATTTGAAGAGAATCCTTTTATAAACTCTCTATCACCATTATTTGCCAAATAACTCAATAATGATGCGATTGCTAAGTATGCTATTATTTTTATAGCTCTATTCATCAAACTATACTCTTTAAAATGTCTTTTATATCATTTGGATTTCCTATTATTTGTAGTTCATCCAATTCTATTTCCTTAGTGGTATGACCTGTTCTTATTTTCCTCCTAAACCCTTTGAGTCCAATAGCAACTTCTGATCCACAATCAGCTGCACCATTATTCAACTCTTGAATATCCTTATCGTTTTCATCGATATATAGAGTTTTATCTTTTTCAGCTTCAAATTCAAGCGTAGTTGTAGAACTCCTTGTTCGTGCACTTGCATTTTTCAGCATTTCAGGAATCAACGACCTTACTCTAGGTAAATTAGGATAATCAAATTTAAACTTAATACTTGTGATTTGATCTGAATTCGCATTTACAATATCCCAAAACTCACTTCTACTATACTCCCTTCTAATAGAGATTTGCAGAAAAGCATCCTGTAATACTTGTCGCACAGAATTTGTAATAATACTAGCAACAACATTAGTGTCTGAAAAAGCTAATAAATCTTGCTGAATAGCCATTCGTTGTACTTCTCTATCATTATGTATAATTACATAAGCACTTGGCTCATTCAATTCTTCACTTACTTGAAAAGACTTTTCTATGATAATTTTTCTTGGATTAGATATCTGAAAAATAAAAAAATCATTTGTCTTAACTATGAAGTGAACGTTATGCTTTTTATTTCTGTATGCAAAGATAACATCTTTCAAAGCTTCAGCAAATATAATATTCTTTTTCTCCATTGCTTTTTTAGCCTCCAAGTCAGGATCGCAAAATAAGGTACGTTCTTGATATATTGGTTTAAATTGGTATGTGTAAATATTGAAAATCATAGTACTTGATTTATATCATTATTTAATCGCGTTTCTTGAAATGTTTATACAATCACAAATAAACACACAATTATGAAGAAAATCAAGTTTTTACTATTTTTTTCTTTGATTCAAGCAACATTTTCTCAAAATACACCCAAATAGAACATGCGCACGTCAATCTAACGACGTGCGCATGTTGTTTAATTCCTACTGTTAAAAAGCTTATGTAAAATATCCATATCTTTGAAGTTTCCTTCAAGTAAGCATGACATATCCTTTCCTATGGAAATTAATTCAGCCTTATTATCTTTAAAATTATCAAGTGCCCTAATCTTTTCTATAATTAACTGGATGGTCTAAAGATGATAAAGAAACAGTGATAGAAGGTATTTTTATTGGAGAAGTTAAAGCAATTGAAGACTGCACTAATCAGTTCAAATTCTCATAACATAATAAAAGTAATTAAAGCCGGATTTCTCCGGCTTTTACTTTACCTACCATAGTTCTACAAAGTCACCACGATGGTCGAATTGGAGAAAATTGTGGCTGAAATCAAAGAAAAGTAGGAAAATAGTTGATTAGTTAAATATTGTTTCTACATTTGTGTATTGTTTAATATTTAAAACACACGATTATGGAAAATTTTCTGTCCTCACTAGGGTTTGATGTAATCACAACAATAGTATCTGCATTTATTATATTTTTATGTCGTAATTTTATTATGATTACCCTAAGTTATATTATCAATTTGTTTTCTACCGATGATGTTAATATAAATGGAGTATGGTATGGACGACCTATTGGAGATGATTACGAGGACCCTAATTACGAGGAGAAGATAATAATTCATCGAGTAGGTAAGAATGTTATTGGAACAGTAGAAACGATAAATGGCATTTTTAAAAATAGAAAGTATTACTTTAAAGGCAAATTTTGCAATTTAACTTTTGTAGTCTGGTATAAATCAAAAGATAATAAAAACATGGAGATGGGAAACTACTCTCTTTGCTTCTTAAATTGTGGTAGTGAAATGGAGGGATATGTTACATATTATCGGGATGATAAAAAGGAGATGAAAGCGGCAAAATATATATTGAAGCGCAAAGATTAGATTCTAATATTTAGTGAATATTTCATTTAACATAATGCAATTTAACGCAGTAGTGGGATCTATCCGTATAGGAGACAATACTCATGTAGTGAATAGTAAGGAGGATATTAAGAAACTGGCTGAGAATTTATAAACTAATAAAAATAGGAGATGATATTATGATTAATGCACGTGAATTGCAAATCGGAAACCACATTGTGTCAAACGGTATTAATTATACCGTATTAGGAATAATACAAAACGTAGGAATGCCTACAGTAATTAATGTTTGTGATGAACATAATCGCATTTTAGATTTAAATGAAGAAGAGTGTGAACCCAAATCAATAACACCCAGTATTCTGACTGAATTTGGTTTTGTTCCACTCAACTCTTATCCAGATATCTTAAAACTTAAAATTACTGACTTGATGAGTTTGTATGCTATAAAAATAGAGGAAGAAGAAAATATTCATATTGTAATTTCAGCTCCCGTACAATATGGAGATGATATTGTATTTCAAGCCGCAAAGGAAAATACATGCATCAACTCCTTACATAAATTAGAAAATTTATACAATCTTTTAAGATAAAAGCAGAACAGTCGGACTAGCCATCCGGCTTTCCCTTTTAATCACCAAACGCCCCATACAGTCGCCAAACAGAGTATGGAGCGTTTAATAGTACAAATACACTATCACAGTGTAATTCAATAAATTAACGATGCAAATATATGAATAAAAAGTTAATCTACATGAACTTTCCCGTCTCTTTTTTAGAGGGGGCATTTGAAAACATAAAAGAAACGATAGACAGTATCATGGATTACGCTGTATATAAACATTCGCAAAATTTGGACTTCGGTACGGAACTTGAAAGGGTGAAAAGTGCATCGTCATTTTTTAATCTTACTTTTGGTAGTATTGAGGGGGCTATCAAACACGCCAAAGAATTAATGCGCACCAAGAACTTAAAAACTCCAAATGTAAGTATTAACATAGATATTCTTTGGGATTACTACAAGAACCCAAAGAATGAGTTTGATATAGCGTGTTTTTGCGCCTTCTGTGCAATTAAAAGCATCATAGGCGACAAAGAGTATGCCAAGACAAATAAAAGCCTAATAATCGCCCGTATGTTCGGTTTATCCGAATGCGAAGAAGACGAGCAGACTCCAGAAACTTTTTCTGCTGTTAGTGCTACGATATTCATCTGCGAACGTGGGGGACATGTAAGTACTAACCAAATCACCGGAAGCATACGATCTGGCGAGCTAAAAGCAGAGAAACAAGCATCCGGTTATATTATTCAGAAAGACGATTTAATTAAGTGGGCGGCCGAATATGCCGATCTTCCAGTATATGCAACCTTGACAGTAAGACTCAAATCAAAATATTCAACTAGATATCACATAGACAATGTTCTTATGAATCTTCAAACGAACTGGGGATTAAGATTATATTCAGATCATTCAAGAGGATTCTTTCTTTCATTCTCAAAATCTCTTGAAGAGCTTGCAGTTATCAGCATCGAAAAGAAAACCAAAAGCAAAGCTAAATTATTATCCGAAGAAAGAGCTAAAGCCAAAGAAGCTGCTTTAAAGAAACTTGGACTAAAATAGTTTTTTGAGAGAAGTACTCTCGTTAAGAGAGTGAGAGGAGAAAACATATAAAATTTCTATTTAATATATCTATATAATAATATTTTTATTTAAGGTGCTGTTAGGTTGCTGTTAAATATGCTGTTAAGTTGTTCTTTATTTATTTAAGGTGCTGTAGATATGCTGTAAATGAGTTGTAAATGTGCTGTTCGTCTACTATTTGCTGATTATTCACGCAAACAACCCTGTTTGTTGTACAATTATTGTGCAAATAATTCAATTAACCATGCAAACAATCTGATTAATGCATACATTAATCGAGTTAATGATGTCATTAACCACATTTCAGATGTCAGAAATGAAGTTATTGGAGGAAGAATGATACATTATTACGGAAGAAATGGAGTTGATGCCAACATAAACCCACAAAACCCAATGGATTATTTGGGAACCCAGAAAAAAACAGCCAAACCGAGAATATAATTTCCTTCTCTTGCTTTCTTCGGATATTGTAAGTATGTTTGCGATATTATAGTAAAATTATAAACTAAATTAAAAAGGAGGTTATATGGATAAGGAATATTTGAAAGGTGTATATAATTATTTGAATGAGCAAGGCGATAATTACTACCTAGCTGTGAAAAAGTCTCAAAAAGCTGATATAGAAGATAGGATAAGGCTGTACTCTAAGAGTCTAAATGGTGATTTATATATCAAATTAAACGAAGGTCGTGCATCAGGCTTGTTTGAGCCTGGGTTCTTTAAGTCAGATCTATCACGTTCTTTGACAATATTAAAAGATTTATTAGATAAGTAACAATCAAAGCCGGAATAATCCGGCTTTAACTTTATCTACCAAACGCCACACCCGTCTGCCGACCTATGCGAGCGTTCAAAATAACAACTAATATTATGAACTGGATAGACACAAATACCCTAATTACTATTTGCACTTGTGCGATTGGCTTAACGCAGTTTATTTTATGGAAACATATTGCCAAAGTCAAAGCCTATGAAGCTGAGAAAGGAAAGAACCTGGCAACTAAAGAGGACATAGCAGGGATTACTAAAGAAATAGAATCAGTAAAAGCCAGTTATAACGAATCACTTGAACGACATAAAATGGAACTTCAAAAAGAGTTTGAAAAGACTAAATACATAATTAATTTATGTAATACCATTGACATGTCACTTACACAACTTATAGCTGAAGCAATCAAATCAAACATTGATCCTGAATATGATGATAGAAATATCATGTATACTGCCAAAGGCATATATGATTTTCTACACATACATCAAGCACGCTACGGGGGAAATAAAGTATTAGATAAATTGAAAGATATTTCTTTTGAAATAGCAAAATTACTTGAATCGGATTATCCTTATATTTCCTATGATTATAAAAAAATATATATTGCAACACTAAACGAAGCAGCATCCTTGTTTCTTCTAAAGTTTAAATAGATAAGCCGGATTCCTCCGGCTTTTTCTTTACTCTCTTATCATCTCCCTAACCAACTCTTTATTTCTTGGATCATCTGCATTTATCACCTCTCCTGCACCTTTTCCAAGTAGTTTTCGTTCATCCTCACTCAAATAGATAGTAGTAATAGCATCAACCATAAGCATCTTCAAGTTGGTATAACTGATTCCCCATACGACATAATCCATCGTCCATCCGTAACGCTGACAGGCAAAGTCTATCAAAGTCCCATAAGTACTATTGCCTCCAAAGGTTACGCTACTATTATCTTTCTTAACTGCGGCTATTCTGTTACGCTCTAAGCGTTCTTTATCTATCCCGAAGTGCTTGATAAACTCTTCTGTATTATCTCCGGATAGAACGATTGTAAACATGGTAGCAAGCTCTTCTACTTCCAATTCAGAAAACTCTTTTGTCCGCGCCTCTATCTTAACACTATCAAAGACATCCTCCTTCCGGTTGAACGTAAAGTTAGACAGTATTCGGCAAACAACCTCTTTCTTTTCAGTACATAATCGAATGGCTTCCAAATATGGATTAGTAGATACCAATCTAGCATCAGCTTCCAAACTCTTGAACAATCCTGCAAGGTGATAAGTCATCCCCAACGTAGGGGGATATAAATAAAATTGCTGACTACCAATATTGAAACCAATAGGTCTCTCAATGATGGTATCAGCAATGTTCATTTCAAGCAATTCTTTATCTTTCATAATGCTGAATAATTAAAGAGTGCTTTCAACAGCACTCTTTAAAAAACAATATTCTCAACCCTCTGGAGCAGTAGGTGCTGTATATGGTTTTACTTGATTACCCTTAGCTGGTTTCAAGACATCAGCCGTATACTTCCACTTCTTACCTTCAGCCGTGTCAAATGTATCTTCTACTGACACAGCAGAGCGTTCAATCAAGAATCCCTCACATTCAGGATTCTCTGGTGTCAAACGGAAGGCATACTCATCTGCGACTACCCCATCTTCGTCTTCAATAGGCTTAGTACGTCCTTTAGCAGCACGAATTTCGAACTCAAACGTATAAGTGCTCTTTGCATACTTAACAGCTTCATTTTCACCGCCTTCGACTTTAGCTTCTTTCTTCTCACCTTTGGTAGGTGTCAACTTTGTAGAGTTTTCTACCGGATCATACGGTAACTTAGTCCATGTCGTAGGTGTAGCGCCATCAGCACCGCACTTACCGAATTCAATTGAGGGTTTACCCCATGATAATTGTGCCATAATCTTTTATTCGTTAGATATTTGAATTAATAATTTATTATTGATGAAGTGCTCGTCTTTACCGCTCACTTCTAATACACGCTGTTTAGAACCTTTGGAATCAACCCGGAAGCCATCACCTCGGCAATTAAACAGAAGTTCATAAGACATCTTGCAAAGCTCGCGCAATCGGATGGTATTCTCTTCTGCCTGACCATCCCGGATATAATCAGGAACATATATATTCACGTTAACAAAAGCCTTTTGCATCTGACCACTACCGTTGTCGAGAATGGAAATGACAATATCCTCTTTATCAGAGCTGGTAGGGCGTTTTGTTTTCTTCAACTTCCCGGTAACAGCTTTTTCTAAAGAAGAGCCTTTTATAACCACATAAATTGCGTCCTTTATTTCTATATCCGATTTCATTTCGCAACTTGATTTCTAAGTTTCTCCATCACATTGTAAAATTCTGCATGTGCTAATAGTTCAGCAGATGCAAGAACAGATTTATTGTCTCTGGCTTCTACAAGTTCGGCATAGTTCATTCCAGCAACAACGATAAGAGCATAACCGTTTGAATACTTCTTCGCACGTTCCTCAGCTAAAACCTTTCCTAACCTTGAACCTTCCGAGCCATGAAGTACAGTTCCAAAATCAGAGCTTTTAACAATACGACCATGAGCGACAACCACATAACCTACAGAACTTCTTAGATTACCAGTTTGATTGAACCAGCTTTCTTCTTGTGCTCTATCTCTAGCTTCAGCGACACACATATCGCCCAAATTTGAGAGAGCCTGAATAGCTATTTTATCTACCCGTTCAGTTTCTGCTTTAATCAAAGCGTCAATTTCACTCATTGATGTAGTCATTCTTATAGCCATAACTTTGCATTTAGTTGCCCTCTGTGGAATCCTTGAACCTGCTTTTCAGCTACAACAGCCCCATTATTCAGAAGTCGGATAATATCGCCACATTTGAACTCTCTACAGTCCTGATTCAAATAGACTACATACTGATACACATAAGTCTTCCCATCTTCGAAGGCTATTGTATTGGCTTTCCCGTTCGGTTCATATCGGCAGAGAATGCTACCTTCAAATGAAGATGTACCGGGATGATAATCACCGTTATTGTCTTCATAACCTCCAGTGTTTACTTGGTATTGCAATATATGAGGTCTGAACTGTATCATAAATAATCTGCTATATCAAGTACTTTAATCCTATTCCCTAACGCATTGGGTAAATCATACTCACGGCATAATACTGTATAGTAATCCTTAATTCCCTGGATATTCCAAGACATAGAGAAACCACTTTCGCTGATTGAAGTGGCACGGAGTAGGAGAGAGGGGATGAACTTTGCGATAGCCACCGACACCCGCATGCGGTTATCCTCATTCATCTCATCCTCTCCGCTTATCTTCGAGTTCAGACACATATCCAAAAGGTCAGCCTCCGACAAGTTAATGCCGAAGGTTTGGAACTTTTGTTTTATGTAGTCTCTTGCTTTCATGTTAATATGGTGTAATCAGTCGGCTATAGGAAGTATTACTATAATGCGTGCAATACTTCGACCTGTATAGGTATCGGAACGGACATTTAGGCACTACGGTTGGTTTGTTCTCAATGGTTATAATTTCAATACTGCGTAGAGGTGGAGCGATATTTATCGCAAGAACGTTCATCGGAGCAATAGAAATGACACCAGCTTGAACAGTAGGCGTATCAACAAAGCTAATAGGCGCATCTGCAGACTTAGACGGGATTGATTCACTGAAACTGGACGCTTGCACACCTAGAGATGTAAACAGCATCATAAACGAGCAAAACAGAAAACAAATAAACTTTTTCATCTTTTCTTGATTTATAAATTATACATTTGGTAGGGTGTAGTCTCTCACACCCTGACCTTTTACTCAATACCAAGAGCAATTTTTAGTTTGGCATTTGCTTCTTCGTCAAGTTCGGCAACCTTATCAAGAAGAGTTTTCTCCCCCATGTTTCCAGTCACTTGAACACCGATACCCTTCAACACATCAACCAAAACCTTTTTCTCAAATTCCTTTTCAAAGAGGGAGATTTTAACCTCTTTCTTTTCTTCGGGAACTTCGACTCGTTCAGCGAGTTTGCGACTCTCCAAGTCCTGTACACGGGCTTCATCCTTGATGTCAAAGGAATCTCCACGGTTATATAACCGATGAGTGAACTTATCGCGGAAAACACTAGTCACTATTACTTTCATGCCTGTACAGTTTTAGAGTCCAAACAATAGATTCTATCTACATTATCAATCACCGGAACGACCATCGCCTGAGAGGAAGTAAACTCCTGTAGCGGATCATTCTTCGCGTATTTGGACAACAGGATAAACTCATCAGCAGTTTGATAAACAACTCCTGCAACCGGCCTTGTATTTTCTGCAAGGGTTGTCCAAACCAAAGAACCTAGCTTTTCATCACAGGTAAATACGGCCGTACCATCCTTCCAAGGTTTATGAGACTGGCGTACACCATTGATTTCAGTCTTGATTTTACGGTTTACACGGTGGAGAGTGATACCGAACTTCTTTTTCAATGTCTCAGCGGCAGAATCCAAATCAAGAGCTGGAACGGAAGTACCTACAAACTTGTTAATGAAAGCCCATTGTTCTCTGGCTTGCTGATTGGTATAGAAAGCATTAAGCCATGTATCATCAGCCCAAATGTCGGTAATGGTATTGCTGTCTTCGTCTGCCTTATCCATTACACGTTTGATGTCATCCATCACCTTGGCATCCGCACCATTCCATAAAGTAGCTACGCCAAACTGATTTTCATCTTTATACCCATAAGATAACCTAATCCCGGTTCCGTTGTTTCTCGTAGAAAGAGCGACACCAGTCGAAAGACCGGACAAGAACATATCTTCAATACGTTCCCATACCCCTTCAAGACATCGTGGGGTATCAGCGAAGATTTTATTGATAATAAGATTCACTGAAAGTCCCTGTGCAATCATATTATCAATATCCTTCATCTGCTTTTCAGTCAGGTAAAGTTTCATTCCCAACTTGGGAATATCACCTGTGGCAGTGGAAAGAGAATCACGCTTTTTCAGCGGAAGTTCTGAATCTAAAGATACAACATCGGCAGCCACACGGCTGTAATCAGCTAATATGCTGGCCCACTTCCCATCAGCAGAGAAATCTGGATTAAGCAGATTTTTATACATATAAGTCTGCTTAGTCTTGTTTCTTTCATTTATCTTCTCAACAATGGATAACACCAACTGAGGAAAGAACTTTTGAGCGTACTCGAAATAAAATGATTTTTCCATTATGCTTCCTCGTCTTTTCTAAATTCAACCAAAGGCAACGCTGCTTTCAACGCATCCAAAATAGCATTGTAAGGGTACGGAGCTGCTGCCGGATTAACTCTACCTCGTGTCATGATTGCAGCAAAAGGTTTTGCAGTACGGATAGTACCTTTAATAATACCTGCATAGGAATATCCTTCAGGAAGTGCCGCAAATGCAGTTCCTTCTGCATTAAGGGGCATAGGTTTGTATGTCCCGGCACCATCAGTAATGGCAGGAACACCAGCCTTAATTACCTTCAATGGATAACCGGTCACATCCAAAGAACGCCCACCGTCAATACCGTCAAGGTATTTAGCAATAACGATGTTATCATTTCCTGTGATAATCTCGTTCGGTTCATTGTTTAGATTCACTTTTGTCATCTTTCAATTTTTAATGAATTAAAGAATTTGCAATGTCTGAAATCTGTTCCTCAGACGGTTTTCCGTCATCAAGGACGTGTCCCAGTCTATTGCTTGGTAAATTTGCCGTCTTTAGGTTTGTTGCGACTGTAGTAAGGTGTGAGTTGATTGCTGCTTCATCCGCTTCTGCAGAAATAGCAAACCCCTCTTTGATACGCCATTCGGGGATACCTAACTCTTTGGCTTTAGACAAAATCGTATTGGCTCTGGCAGACTCGGCTTTTTCCTTCTCAAGAGCTTCGTATTTTTCTTGCAAAGCCTTGAATTCCTTCTCGCGCTCGACCTCTTTCTTCGAGAACTCTTCGAAGCGTTTGTCCATCTCCTTTTGCCATTCCGGTTTGTCCTTGTTTTCAGCGGCTTTCTTGGCATCTTCCTCAGCTTTCTTTCTCTCGGCTTCTGCTTTCGCTTCGTCCTCGGTCTTTTTAGCGTCAGCTAATGCCTTTTCACGTGCTGTTGTTACTCGTTTGTCAATTCCGCTTTGAAGACCTGTCAAAAAATCCTTTTGAGCGGCAACGACAGCACTAAGGTTTTCGTCAGTTACAAGTCCTATTGCTGCAAGTGCATTGGCGTGTCCCTGCAAAATTTCATCGCTTAACCCAAGGGCTTTATACTCTTGTTTTAAAGCATTGAAAATCTTTTCTTTCATATTGTATAAATATTAATTTGTTAGAAGTTTAATTTGTGGAAGTAAAAATACCACCAATACAGATAATTAGTTAATATTTAGACATTCCATTCACAACAACAGGACCATTGTTGTGAATTGGTCTAAAAGTAGTGAGTGAGTGGGTGGAAGGGAAATAATTAGAGAGGTAGAAAACAACAGTTTGGGAAATGTTGGAAAATAGCATGAAAAAGGCGTGAAACTTTTGTGGAATCACGCCTTATAATCAAATTACTTCTTCAAAGAATATAAATCAATCATTTCTTTATAACCAGAAGATGAAATTTTCCATTTCGCTTCCCCATTTTTTTCAACAGGAATGATTAGTCCTAATGCCAACATTTGCATTTTTATTGTGAGAAACTCTTGTTCGTATATTTCGATCTCAAATTCATCATTTGGATTATCAGGTTGATAATTTATCTCCTCTTCTATATAACTTTCAATAAACTCTTCTAGTTTATCATTGTTGATAGATGCAGTCAAATTAGGTAAAATGAATTTAAATAAAGAATTCCAAGTAGTTTCTAATATCTTATCTTCTAACCAATTATCACCACTTGGTATATAAATACAATATGTTATATTTAGTTTATCTTCTCCCTGTTGTAACTTTTTTTTTGATTTGAGTTCGTCTGATTCAGTTTTAATCAACTTTTCTTTCAATTTTTGGTTCTCTTTTCTTAAATCAAGAATTTCTTTATTTGCTTCAGCAGAAGAAACTTTATTTGCTTTTACCCACCCTGTACGAGGGGCAGTTTTCATTAGAGAGGTTAAACTTAAAACAACTTGAGCTGCCAGTCCATCAGCATTATCCCAAAATTTACAAAGTCTTTTCTTTACATCTGTTTTAAAAGCATCGAATAGTCCATTTACCTTCGCATCTATTTCAACATACCTCTGAGGAAGGCTTCTGGGATCTTTGTGTACAAATGAAACAACAGGAATTCCTTGTTCTATTGCATATTCAAACTCTTTCTGCGTATAACTTTTCCCTGATTCTTCTTCAATTGAACCATAACGTCCCGCCACTATCAAAACATAGTAATCACATTCCCGAATGAGGCTTTTTATAACTTCCCATTGCGAAGAATCGGAAGCGTTGAAATATTCCATTCCGACAGGAAAACAATTCATTTGTAGAAGAGCCTCCATCACCTTTTTACGTTCTTCCTGTAAATCCTCGTATGTTGAGCTAACAAACACTTGATATTTCTTTTCCATAGTAATTTTATCGTAAATATAAATTTCAGTTACTTTTCTTATTTGTTGATTTCAGTTTTTTTAAATCGAATAATGTTCCTCTTCATACTCAATAACCAACTCAGATAGAATCCTTAACTCTATCAATCTCGGATCAGTCAATGGAGTTTCATCATCTGTCAAAGGAAGAAGTTCTTCTATTCTTTGACAGATTGCATCATGTTCTACCTCATTTTCTATCTTAGCCATCACATAGCTGGAGTTAACTCAACTGTCAATCCCAATGCGGAAGCGATACGATAAAAAGTAGAAACTTTTGGTTCCGTTCTTCCTGTTTCAACACGGGAAATATAAGACTTATTAGTTCCGATCTTTGCAGCAAGTTCCGCCTGTGTCATATTAGCTTTCTTTCTGGCTTCCTCAATTAGTTGACCTGTAAAGAAAGCATTAGCTCTATCCTCAGCAGCTTTACGCTCCGGGGTTCCTTCTTTGCCGAATGCGGCATCTAATTGCGCATCGACATCAAACATCTTTAGTTCTTTTTCGCTCATAATATTCTTTCTTTAATTTTAATGCTTTATCTATTTCTTTATCGGGCGTTTTCTGTGTTTTCTTCTGAAAGCCATTGAATAAAATCACAATCTGTCCTTCATCAAAACAGAAGAAAATCCGATAAATATTACTTTGCCACTCAATTCTTAACTCAAACAGGCCGTCTTTAATAGACTTCACATATTTAGCAGATAGCCTGTCTACGGTCTTTAACATGAGTAAACCGTATAATACCTTTTCTTGCGCACCTTTGTTCAAGGTGTCAAAAAAATCTTTATAGTAGTTTTCGTATGCTATTATCTTTCTGTTCATGTAGCAAAGATAGTAAAAGTTTATCAGTTGAGCAACTTTTGCGAGATGAATTTTAGCCAATAAACAAAAAATAACGGCAACTCTATCGAATCACCGCTATCCAAAAGAAGGGCTAACAGCCTTTACCTTTTTTCTTTGAACCTTTCTTCTTTCCCATGATAAAATGTTCTATTTATCCTATTAGAAAATTATAACCCTCGTAATTTTTATGACTAAGATGTCGGCTGATGTTCTTTTTCACTGATTTTTTTCTTTTCTGCCGCTTCTCTTAGAATCTTTTCTACCTCTTCATCTGGCTTATCAGTTATACCCAAGAGCCTAACAGCGGTATTCAATGATATTATTCCATTTGAATAAGCACTACCAATAGATGACCACCGAGTTTGTCTGTCTTCTTCAAATGGTTCTTGAAACTCAAACGAGACAACCAACTCGTCAAGGAGCTTCGCTTTATCTGGATGAAGGAATTTCAATACTGATATAATAACCTTTACTTCTCGGTCAACCAAGATGTCATATATCTCAAGATTCTTCAACCGCTTGATATAGCCGATAATCAAAGCCCTCTTTATGGCTTCTCCCGAAAGAGTACCCATACCTTTCATTCCTTCAAAAGACATATCAGGGGTAAGGGAGTCTTCGAGGATAGATGATTTCAAATCTTTCTTCTCGGCTTCACGTGTTTCAGAAGAAAGAGGAGGGTCTATGTATTCAAACTTAGAATCTTTCCCATAGTACTGAATCAATGTACCTATTGCATCCGGATCTTTTAAGTTTTCGATAACATCTGCTGTAGCTGCTGCCATAGGATCAGAGAAATAGTTATTGATATCTCCGGTTTTAGAATCAAGCATTTCCTCTCTTTCTGCCCGATGTTGCACACCCATCCAAGCCTTTTCCTGCTGATAGAATATAATGTTTATCTTTCCAGTAGGGTTCTGGTAAGTCTCCACTTCCCATCCCACTGTTCCCTTTTTACAGTTGAAATAAAAGTCTTTAGTTTGAATATCCCAATGTTGCACGGACTTACCTGATGATTTAACGGAATACCCGAAAGCAAAGGCAACCAATGTGCCAAACTGGTCAAACAAAGGTCTTAGTTTATACCCTGTGGAGCGGGCCAGCACAACCACCTTGACTTCTGCCTGGTTACTTTCGTTCCTGTATAGATGATAAAGCTTTGCACTCTCTGTTTCCGCTCCGGCAAGCCTCTTTACTTTGCGCATGGTGACATTAAACCTCGTTTTATCAATGAAGTCAAGAAACATCTGATAAACATCATCATTGCCGTTTTTCTTTTCCCACTTAATCGGTTTACCAAGAAGAAAGAATAATTCTACTTCATTGATGAATTGCTGCCTGTTCCGGGGAAGCTTCTCGCTGATATACGGGTCTTTGTTCTTTCTGAACTTATTAGGACGCTTCATAACCTTGTGAAGTTCCGGCTTGTACTCACTTAAAGCGATATCCACTTCATCCTCCCTATTCTGCATCAGAGCGATGGCTGTACTAATATCACCATCCTTTATAAGTTGGAATATGTCTCTCTCAACACCCATTGAGTTAAGGGCCTTATTCCTGAATAGTGTTAATAATTCCTGTATATAATTCATAATCTGTAAATTTACCAAATTCCTAATTCTTCTTTTGAAACTTTTTGTGACTTTATTATCTTACCAAGAAGCTCACCCAAAACCCAGTAACGAGCGGCATCTATTCCGTGATTATCATGGTCTTCCGGCTCGTTGATATAGTTTCCGTCTTTATCCTTTGCCCATACATATTTTCTATACTCTCTTTGTAAGTTATACGAACGTTTGGTTATGTATATTTCATACTCCTTCATCTTATCTATACCCGCTACAACAGAACCGGGGTATTTACTTACAGCATATATCCTCACACCTCCGTTATGAATCTCTTGAATGGTTCTTGGGTCCGCACTATCAGCTATAGTTTTTAATCCCCAAGGACGTATAGATTTAACAATGTCGGATGACAGCAGTCCAGTTCGATAGTCTACTTCATCAAGATATAGGCGATTATCAATAACTCCACACCGGATTGCTGCCGTTGGATCATTGGTGAAACCAAAGTCAAGACCTAAACCGACTTTTTTGCATTCCTGCGGGAATTCGTCAATAATACCCCACTTCTTGAATACAGCACCCTCTGCCACGTCAGCCCAACGACCGATAACCACGTGAGCATACTTTTCAGGATTCTTCTCTTTCATTTCCTGCACTTCCCGAAGGAACTCAGGAGAAAGGTTCTCTAAGTTGTCAAAGTAGGTAGTGTGAATATGAAGTACATTCGGATGGGTAGAAACCTGAACTTGCACACCGTCAATCTCTACGAGCTTGTGAGTATTCTCGATGTACTTTTTATAAATGAAGTGATTAGAGTCGCAGGGGTTCATTATGATGATAATCCGGTTCTGAATCCCCTTTTTACGGATGGAGAGCATTATCTTATCAAATTCTTCCTCATTCGTCCACTCTTCCGCTTCATCACAGACGAAAGTAGTAATCCCCTGAATAGATTTTAGTTTTGCCGTCTGATTACCGGAAGAAGTCTTGATGCCTCGAAACATGATACGGCTATTAGTCATTTTATTGACTATATCCGTCTTGGTAGTCTTGAAATACTTAGTTGTTCCGTCTAGTTCTATCTTCTCCATCATTTCCGGGATGATAGACATACCAGCGGAAACCATCGTGTAGCGGGTGTAGAGAATCTGATGCACTATCTTTTCTACCGGAGTCATTTCAAAGGTCAACCGTTCGATGAAGGTGGAAGCATTAAAGGATTTGCCGGAGCCACGACCACCGGTGATAAGAATAATGAATTTATCCGTATCAGTGTATAATGGATGGTAAATTTCTTGAGGTACTATCATTTCAGCTTGTCTTTAATCCAGGAATCAATACTAATACCGTGGTTTATGTCGGTAGGAATATCAGCATCTTCATCCTGTTTACGTTCAATCCTCCTCCAGTCTTCATCGTAATGGTACAACCATGTCATTTGAGCACTCAAATTGGGAGCCAATTCGCCTTCTACAGTTTGAACTTCTTCCTCACCTGTCAGTTTACCGTCCTTATCCCGCAGCTTTCGAATAGTAGTATTCTTCGTTTTGATACCACCAAGAGCCATGGCAAGGAACTTTGCCCGGACAAGAGAGTTTATTACACAACGCGCGCGTGAGAGGGTTTGACTTAATTGACTGAACTCTTTTTTCTTCCTACAAAAAGTTTCCGGTTCAATTCCAATGGCATGAGCTATTTCTCCGTCAGTGAATCCCTTTTTGGCATACGACTCTACGAGAGAAAGAAATTCCTCGCTTGCGTAATCAAACTTAGGCTTTCTTCCTCCTTTACCTTTTTTGTTTTGAGATTCACTTTTTGTCATAATCTTATCCGTTAGCTAAACCTCGGCTAGCAGTTGTGTAACCCCTTCTATCTCTGAAATTGGAGAAAGGAAGCAGTGAAGAGTCTACTTTTAAACTTCTTGCCAGATTTTGGGTTACATTATACCCTGCACGAGAGATTCGTTGGTTATTTGATATGTTTCTTGCAATATTACCACTTGCTGCATAGGTTTTTCTCAACCTTTTTGTTGTTGAAAGAATTTCGCTGTAACTTCTTTGTCTTTTTTTGACTCTGCTTTCCTCCTATAATTAATCTATTCTCTCTACTTGTTCATCGAATACCTCTCCCTTGATAAATTTCATATCTGGATCATAACCGAACCTTTCACAGAAAGCTGCTTTAGCTTTATAGGAATCAAAGGACAACATTACGTAGGCATCCATGTCCTCGGCTTGCTTTTGTGCATTCTCCTTAACCTGCTGCTTGACCTCTTTCATGTGGGCAACCTTTTCGGCACGCTCTAGCTGTTTAGCGGCTTTTTCGGCTTCTTTCTGTTCGTTAACAGGCGACATCATATCAGACAAAGCATCAGCAATGGAGCTTTCTTCTTCAGTCTGCAACAGATAATCAACACCAATCATGTTTAGGTCAGCATCAGTCAAGCCCGCGTCTTTCCAATCAATGTCAGGAACAATCTGTGCAAGAGCATCAAAATCCCAGGTACCTTGTGCGTTTGGGTTATTCATCAGAATATTTAGTTCTTTCTCCTGCTTTTCGTCCACGTCAATTACGTCGACTCGGATGCGGTAGTCGTTATCAGGGAACTTCTGCAATTCATCCATGACAGACAAACGCTGATGTCCGCTGACTACGGTTAACCCGGTTCGCTTGTTCACGACAATTCCACCGACCAACCCGAATTTCTTGATACCACGTTTTAATGTCTTTCGTGATTCATCGGAAAGTTTTCGAGGATTATAATTTGCAAAGTGAATGGCAGAACGATTTAGTTCTACCGATTCGCTCTTTATGTACTTACTTAGTTCCATGTTATCCGTTACTTAAACCTAATCCACCACTGCGTCCTTGACGAGCAGACCTTGAATATTGTTGGTACACGCTTCCGTTTCTTGCATAATTTAAACGGCTAAGGTTACGATACATGGCACCGCCAATACTGTTAATTCTTGCCTGCCTTCCTGGATTACCAGCTGCAGCATTACTCAAACGATTGGTTTGTACGCCTATATCGGCAGCACTTTTCATTCTTCCTCTTCTTCTATTTCTGACTCGGCTATTTGTTTTTTATTATTATACTCAAATAAAATTCTTTCACTCATTGGAAATACCTGATAGATTCGTTGTAAATCCTGCGGATAGTTCTCTTTTAACCAAAGCATACAATCAAGATTGAATCCTACCCCTGAACTAGCTTTTAAAGAATATCTAACCGGTTCTGGTAACGCATGTTGCCTCATGTATGCAAGAATATCCATCTGCGTCCAGTCAGCCAAAGGATAACATAAGCCGTTGTTCTCATATCCGTTAGCTTCATACCCTTTCAGCATCAAACGTCTATTCATGCCATCGGCTTTCTTCATCCCCAAGAACGTGTAATAAACTCCATACTTTAGCTGCATAGCTTTTACCACATCAGCAAGTTTCAGCAGCTTCACCTTTGGATTAGGGACACAATACAACCCGCCACGAAGAATGTAAGTTAGATTCCAGTGAGGCGCTTGCACAAACTCAATCTTTGGATATTTGGCTTTAGTCCAGCCAATCCATCGGTTTATGTGCTCCAAGTCTTTGACGAAGTACATAAACACACAAACGATCCGATCAAACTTTGGATAGATTAAATCAAGTAAGACAAGCGAATCTTTACCCAAGGATAAAAACAGTAAAGCCTCATTCGATTTTACCCGAATGAGGTCTATATACCGGTTCGCTTGCTCTACTTTATTCATAGCTAACCACCAGATAATCCAAATGAAACACGAAGATCACCGTAACGTTGTCTACGTGAACCTAACTGGGTGGCACTTGCCGTACCCCTACGATTAGCAACTAATCTACCGCCAGCACCCGCGCCATTCATATTTCTGCGCGGTCCGGCTACTCTGTTTACTCTTCTTGCGACTCAGCAATAATTTTTAAATTAAACAATCAATCTATATGTTTCTCTAATACCTCGCCTAAAGTATAGTCCATTTGGGCTGCTAGGTATTCTTCGCCTTGGTGTTCGTAGACAATATCGTTACCATCTTCATCGGTAAGGATCGAATCTTCTGCACCTTTAACCTCTACAATAGCATAAGGCCGTTTGCCTTTGTACTCACCAGTGAGAAATTTAATAGCATCGTACTTGATAGGCTTTAACTCGATTTCACCCTCTTCGGGAAGTTCTTCATCAGCTTTATATTCTTTACCACCACATAAGTAGGTTATGTACTTTTTTGCATTGGTAGGTCTGATTTCGCGGTATTCGTGCGTTTTCTTACCAGCCAAAATCTCATCGAAATATATTTGCTTAACACTAAGCGTTAGAATGTTCATAATCGTGTCTTTTAAATTAATAATTAAGTAGTTGCGGAAACAGGACTCGAACCTGTGACCACCGCCAAGTCAAAGCGGTAAGCTAACCAACTGCTCCATTCCGCGATATATTTCTTTTAAGTATATAATTCAATGTGCCTTTGCTACTTATCGAATATTTCTTCATAAGCTCTCTATAATTAGAACCCTTTGAGTATTCTAATTGAATCTGTTGTGCTAATTCATCTGAGTATTTTTTAATTGCCTCTGATGCTTTTTTAGCGCAGCGCATTCTTGTTTCTTTAGCCTTATCCATCGCATTTTCAAACGGTGTACCTATTGCTATATTCTCATACGAATTATCAAAAGAATCACCATTTAAATGTCTAACTTCAATGCCTTTGTCAAAAATAGCATCACCAAATTTTTGATAAGCCTGCAATCTATGTACATAGACCTTGATAACTTTCGTTTCACTCACCCTTATGCCAATATACATATACGGGTCACTGCCACGCGTACCGACTTTTTTACCGCGTGCAGAAAAGGCATTGCCTTGTAAATCGACATAATACCCTTTATCTTTTGCTAATATTTCATATCTGCTCTTCATATTTTAAATATTCACTTCAAAGGTACTATCACAACCAAAGATAACGAAATTTATCTTAGTCTGATACACAACAACTGTCTTATTGTTGTAAACTAAGCCACTTATCACGTTTTTCTCTGCACTTTGCTAAGGTTGCTGCACAACAGGTAAATAATTCACCACTTTCAGTACGGTAGTCATACTGGTACATTCTCACTCTCTTGCCTTTCAACTTAGCGTTGTAGGTACAGTAGTTCTCTTTACCAGGGGCGCATACACTGCAGCCGTTTTTGTTTATTGAGTTCATAATCGTTTAATTTATTTGTTCGATAAATATGTACTTAGTATAACAATCATAACCATTTGATTTGAAATGGTGTACATAAACACCGTCTACAAATGGATACGGGTAACTCTTAAAAATGCGGTGATATTCTTCTTCGGTGAATACTCTATCTTTATTACGTTCATCTGTAGCAAAAGGTAGATTGTTTAAATCAGGCTGGCAGGCCAAAAATTTAGGGGCATAAATCTGCACCTGTATTGTACCTATTTTAATAAGAGTGTTATTAAAGATTCATATATAAACAAGTCAGATCACATTCTTCATCGTAGTCGTATTCAAGCGATACGGGTGCAAAGTATTGCTGTATCTTCTTTGCTGCTGTTTCATTCTTACCCTCAAAAGAGAAAGTAAAAGAGTGTTTGCCTCTGACTGTTATTTCAACCGGTATACCTGCTACCTTAGTCATGTTGTTTTCAAGTTCTTGTTTTGTCATAATCGTATATTTAAGCGTTAATACCAATTGCATTTCTCATAAAGTCACTCGCTTGCTCTACTGACATATCCAACTTCTTTTGGATCAGAATAAGCATACAGCTTACTTGCTCTTTTGTATTTAAGTTGCCTTGTACAAATTCTGACATGATGAACTTTTCTATTGTTCTTTGTTTAATTACTGATGTTGCCATAATCGTGTGTATTGTGGTAGCCTGAAGGCTACCGGATTAAAAAATAAATATACCAATAGACTTCGCTATGCTCAAAACTTCTTTCTTGGTCTTTACAGAAGAGGGAATAACTGTGCCATTTGATGATTTAGAGTACAATTTGCCTTCAGCCAACTCGTAATCGTAACCAATCACTTGTTTCTTACGAGCGAAACCGACACATCCATATCGTACGGTCCATTCAGAACCGCCACCAAATGGCATATAATTACCCTTGTCGTCTTGCCATGAGCTTTGATGCCTTCTTGCAGAAAAGAAACGTGAACCTGACTGATTGTATAGTAAAACCTCATTTGCATTATTGATTGATCGATTACTCAATTTTGAGCGTTCATCGTTTAATCTCTGTTGGGTGTCTATTGGTAATTCGCTAAATTTCATAATCTTCTATATTGCGCAGGGCTTTTGCCCTGCTAGTTAATACTATTATTTAATACCGCAAAGTTTTGAAACTTTCAATAGCTCTTTATCGCTCATAAATATGAGGTCAAAGAAAATACCTTCATCAAAAGGCTTGTTTTGCGATAAAGCGGCTGATTTCATTTCAACCATGATTCTAGTAATCAATTCACCTTTTACCTTATCACTCATTTTTGTTGCCATAATCGTATATTTTTTAATTGTTATTACTTCGTTTTTGATGATGCAAAGATAAAGTAAACTTTATTAAATATAATATGTATGATAAAGTTTTATTTATTAATTAAGAATATTTAATAAATTAGACTTTATTAATATTAGGCCGTTTGATAAAGTTTGCATTACTTTGCAGAGTAATCAAAATAAAGTATAGTTTATGGAATTGAAAATAAAAGAAACAATGAATGAGAGAGGTGTCACTTCTGCATGGCTTGCAGAACAAGTAGGCATCTCAAAGGTGGCTGTTAGTAATATCATAACCGGCAAATCTTCGCCATCACTGGATAATATTCTAAAGATTGCTGATGCTTTGAATGTATCTATAACAGAATTAATAGGAGAAGAAAAAGCTGATAACACTATCACTTGCCCTCATTGCGGAAAGAAAATAAAAATAGAGAAAGGAGAATAAGATATGGAAAGTAAAATCTCAAAATTTATGCGTGATGACACGGTTGACAAAGACGGGAAGCTGGAAACCATTATGGATTACGTTATATCATGGACGCTAAGAATGGCCCAAAATTCATGTAGTACAGCAGATTCTTTACTATATGAATACTCGCGTGCCATTTTGGGAAAATTACTTCATAAAAATATTGATAATTTGACTAATATAGAATCTGTCAAAGTTGAAAAGCAATGCTATAATATAGATTTATGGGTTAATGTAGTTTTAACTATCAATGAGCAAAAGGAGAAACATGCCATATTAATAGAAAATAAGGCGTATTCTCCTATTCATAATGCAACAGATGAAGATGGAACTTCTAGGTGTCAACTAGAAGTATATAAGAAAAAATTTAATAGAGACTATGCTAACGATGAAGATGTTATTAAGCACTACTGGTTGATAACATGTCATGAAGAAGAGAAATACCTGAAACAGATTAGAGAGATATGTCAATTGCATGATTTCGAACTTATCCCATTAACAGAACTTCAAGATAATGGGGTTCCGGATACTCAAAGTGACATCTTTAATGAATTTTGGTTAAGGTATTGGTAAACAAATTATGCCGGAGTTAAGTGCTCCGGCACATTAATTGATTAGCCCTCTGAATTTCAAACGATTTATAATTTCGGTGTAAAGATAGTCTATATCCTCGCTAAAATCACCGTAATTTTGATACAGAAACACAACATCTTCGCAGTTGTTGGAAATTGTACTTTCAGATTGAATGCCAACAACCTTTGCAATTTCCCCTCTTATCCCGTAAACAGTCTTTCCACCGGCAAGTGTACTGGGTGAAAACAAGTATAGGATAATAAAGATGAACTTCTTTCTTTGGGTGACATTTTCGAGGCATGGGGGACAATCTCTTTCGTTGAGTATCTCAGCGAATACCTTATAGATTTCATAAATAAGGCTTTTATCAGATAGAATAGGCGTAGATATTGCATTCTCTTCTTCGGAAAGTTCTGATTTCTTGATTCTAATCTTTTTTAAGCGAATAATTCTATCAAAATTCAGTTCCATAACACGATTATTTTAAAAGTAAATAGTATATTTGCATCATAATCGTGTAAGATTTGGGAGAATCAATGCTTGGTCGTGCTGGCAGATTCTCCCTTTCTATTTTAAAGGCCTATTCCTTTTGAGAATGGCTTTATTTCTCTTGTCTACTTCTCTGCTCCATATTGAAGCGTTATAGATAGAAGTTGCATATAATCTCAATTCCTCGCTATTAGCAAGAAAATCTACTCGTAATGCCATTTTCATTGATTCAGCATACAAGTTCTGATCAATATAATTATCCATAATAGTTATTGATTTTATTTTCTAAAAAACATATCCACACTTATCTCCCAGATGGGCGACTGTAGAGGTAAAGGCGTAATGGTATTCACTGTATTTGCTCATTTCTATTCTTGTCTTACGCTTAATTAAAAAGCACCACCCTCACAAGCAAATAAAATGGAATCTACAACTCTATTTTTATCCATCCTACCATCTTTCGTTTCACATGAAGGATTTTCCTTGCTTCCTTTCAATATATTCAAATCTCCGTCAGCAAAAAGTATGAGATTTTTGGGTCTTTTTCGCATTAATTTCTTTAGATCTTTAATCCACTCTTCTTCTTTTTTCGTTAGTTTTATTGTTCCCATGATGCTCATTATTAATTTGTTTTTCGCAAATCCTTGATAATTCTTCAAGAACTTGCAAGGTTTTACTTGGTCTTATTCATTAAAAAACTTGGTCTTTTAACAGTTTGCTATTTTGATTTGACAACTAGTACTTCTTTCCGTGCATTTTTTCACGGAGTTGGTTTAAATTCATTTTTTATTTTAAAATCGAATTAATATGTGTACTTTTTCATATATTTACGGCAAAATAATAACACACGATTATGAACCATGATGTATTTATAAGTTATTCATCTCAAAACAGTAAGGCCGCACAGGCTATTTGTCATACATTAGAACAACACAAAATAAGATGTTGGATTGCTCCTCGCGATATTCCTTCAGGATCAGAATATTCGGATGTGATTGATGCAGCAATAATTAATTGCAAAGTATTCATAATCATATTTTCAGAATCATCATCCACGTCACTGTGGGTTAAAGGCGAGCTTAATGCTGCATTTACCGAACAAAAGTATATAATCCCATTTCGCATTGATGATACGCGCTTGACTGGCGGAAATCGTGTCATCTTAAACCAGTTTCATTGGATTGATGCTTACCCAGATTACGAGCAAAAATTTGCCGAGTTAGTCGAGTCAGTATCACGTATCATTGGAAAGCCGAAAAACGAACCTCAACAAGTAAATACTCCTCCTGTTACAAATTTAAAACAAGCTATAAAATTCATAGATCGTAATGAGCCTTGCCCATGTGGTAGTGGCAGAAAATACAAAGATTGCCATGGAAGATCACAAAAAGAATAGTGTGCAGACTACGTTTGATGCATATTTCAAGCACTTCCCGGATAAAGTCAATGAAGATACCCCCTTCAAGTGGCTTCCCCTGACGGAAGTGATTAATGTAGTCCTTACGTGCTTGGATGGTCGGGATCGGTTGTGATAATTGTAATGCTTTGGTAATATCATTTTAAAGGGTTAATTACTTTTTTTCATATTTATCAATTCGGGATTATCATGGATATTACCAATCATAATAGTATCATCCATTCTTGTAAGGTCAGATTGCCCGAAATAGAATAAATTTCGACCATTAGAAAGTTGAAAACGACAATTATCATATAGGATAATAGCTGTATATTCTTCTGGTTCAAAACCAAATGTAACAGTGTGAAGAATATCCCCTTCATAGATTTCTGTTCCGTTCTTGTCGAATAAGCCTGTGAATTGTCCCACAGTTGTAGTTTCTACCTTACTTCTATTAAACATTTCAGTAGCTTCGCATCCATATTGGGAAAGTTTCTTGCTGAAAATAGCCATTTCACCACTTTCGTACTGAATCAAGTCACCAAATATCCATTCGTTATTATATAAGTTTTTACCTCTGAATTTTATTGTTCTCATATTCATTACTTCTTTGTTTTGAGGGTTATTCTTCATCCGACAAATACAACTCCATACCTTTTTTTGTTAAACCTAATACGTGAGTATCGTCCGCCCATTCGTTGGCAATTCGTATAGAATGAGCCGGACAGCCATCAGACAGCTTTACTGTATATTCACCGTCCGGCAGCATAGAATCATCTCCATACCCTGCTACAAGTTTATTATCAAAAGCCATCAAATCACCGTAGCAATTCGCAAAGTAAATACCTACCTTCTCACATTCCCTATATGCTTTCTTTAGCTTATTGAAAGCCTTTTTCTGCTCGGCTGTCAGTTTACAGACCGAATATAAATTTGTATCCATAATGTTCTTTTCTTGTTATTAACCAATTATTTCAAATGTTACTTTCACTTTTTTACAGCGATATCCCATCTTATACCATTGTTTCCATGTTCGGGAGCATCCTTCACACCATTCTTTAATACAGAACCTTCGGTAATATTTTTGTGTGTTCATTACGATAAGGCCATCAGGATAAACGATAACGTACATTATATCTTCACGCATATCGACTCCTTTTTATTCTTGTTATACTCTATTTATCTCATCATTAATTCGGAACATACTGTCACTTATAAAGTCGTATATCTTGTACATTAGTTCCGGCTCTTGCTCCTTTGGAGAATAAACCATAACCCTTTTACCAGCACCTTTCATCCATCCGGCTTCTGTATTAGCTGACCGCCCACAAGGAAGAACCATAACACAGACATCCGCCCACTTCATTGCATTAAAATCTAAATCAAATCCTTTTTGCGCAATCGGGTGATTGAGTGCCTCTTGATATTGCTGAGTACTCCAATTCTTCCAATTAGGGTCAATACTCGACCACGAAAAGCCATAACTCATGTCACCATTGGGATGGGTGAAGTCATATACTTCGTGACCTTCACTTCTGAGAAACGATACAACGTCTTGTTGATATGAGTTTCTCCAACTACTTGCTACGTAAATCTTTGCCATATTATTTTTTATTATTACATTTGGACTTCATTTGCAATGTTGCAAATGATTAATTTTTTTAATTATGAAAAATTTAATTAGAAAAAGCATTCTATAGCTTTACTACCGTACGGCTATGGCAATGCTTAAAATTGAGTAGACGGTAGGTTGGGACTTTGTGCAAAACTGTATTGACCTTTTATAGTGGTTAATAGAGAAAATTACTTAGCACAGCTAAGTCCCTAAAT